GTGTACAATTTGAATGTATTTCTCTGAGAAGTATACTGGATCTTGAGCGCATTTAATGAACTCTCCAACCATATCCTGAGTAAACTCAATAGGAGTACCCTTTCTCTTTAGGTTGGCGTTACCATTATAGCCTCGTTCTATCAACTTAGACATCTTTAGTTTTCATGTCCTTTAGGAGTTGCTGTAGCTCGTTCGTAGAGCCTACGAATAGATTATTATTCGTCGTTAAGCCTTTAGGTACTTCTCCACCACCAATCTCAGATTCAGCTTTGATTTTATCTGTAGACATCTTAACGAGGTCTTTGTTTGCGTCAACAAGCGTCTTCATGATTGTTGAAACAACCTCATATGCTCTTGGGTGCTCGGATGCCTTTGCCACGTCGAGCATCTGCTCTAACGCCTCTGTTCCAGACTCGATTACGTTATAAAAGTTGCTTCTAGCATATTCATAATCTTTGTCTATCTTGTTGTCAGTGGGAACTTCTACTCGTTCAATTACTTTCCCTTCAACTACATCATCCAGAGGCTCAAGTCCTAAACTTTTGCCTATTTCATCATTCATATTATATTAGACCATCTCCATCAGATTTTATAACTAAGTGTTTCCAATCGTCATCTATATCGATTGCTGTAAACGGTAATGTCGCTGTGGCGCCCGTAGGTGCTGTTCCAGAAGTAGCAGTGAACGCATCTCCTACTTTATATGATTGACCCACAGCGCCTAAGTATGTATTCCATGCGGCTTGATTTGTAGTAGACGATGCGCTTCCTAGATCGTAGATTCTATATGCTGTTCCAGTGGTTAAACTAGCAACCGAGACGGGAACGCCAGGAGTTACTTCTATCTCAGTTCCACTATCGCTAATCGCAAACGAAGGATATAGGTCAACATCGACAAACTTGATTTGCTTCTTGGTCGACACAGGACCAAAGTAATATGCTTTCATTGTGAAGTTTAGTGTCCATACCAAAGCTCGTCTAGTCTGAAAATCCGCTTCATATGTATCTTCTTGACTAACGCTTGTCAGTACAATAGGCACGTCTACGTATGTGTTAAGCTCGTCGATCATCTTAACGCTAACGGTGCAGTCTGGTTTGAAGTATGGCAATATTTGCTCAAGAATCTTCATTCCATCTTCATTATACTTTGTCATTATGTTTAGCTGAAACTCTATGTCATATGGAGCAGGAGTAAATAGTGAGGTTACGCTTCCGTCAGATCCAGCACTTCCTTTAACCTGTCTTGTCATACTAGTAAGCTTTCGTTCTGCATTGTATGCCATACCAGTAATTTCAAAAGACATTCTAGGCAGAGTCATAGCAGGAGCATCTAGATTTGGATCCTGTTCTAGTTTAGCGAGAATCTTTTGCATAGGAGCATAGTTGATGGGCACAGTCATTCTTTGGACTTCTGTGCCCGCATTGTTACTGCGGCCTATTTGTATGTCGTTGAACATTGTGCCAAAAACAGCAACATATCGTCTAGTCGATTCGTTATAGAAATGATTACCGTACATTAGAACGTGTCCTCACCAAATGGATTACTTTGACTGAAGTCGATTATGTTGTCCGAAGCTACGCTAGGGGTGTCATTATTGATAAAGTCGTCTATTGTGTTGTTGTCAGCAAGTGAGTCGTAGGTTTCTACGTTATCAAGCTTAGATTTAACAAGAACTACTGTGCCAAAGGTCGTTCCATTTGTAGTTCTGTAGTAATAGTTGCCAGACGTGTTGCCCTGTGTTGTCGCCGATAGGGTTGTCTTTCCGTCTGTTCCTGGAGTACCCGTCTTGACTATTCCTGGAATCTCAATATTAGATATGTTGAAATCTGAAGCATCGTATATACTCAACGTATTACCAGTGTTCGTTGTTTCCGACTGATCGAATATATACTTTCTTCCAATCTCAAGCTCTATTATCGGAGTCTTCACTGTTGCGCCGAATGTCTCCGACGTATCTTTAAGATAGAAGTTTCCAGCTGAGTATGTGACAGTATATGTTACGTCCGCAGAAGGCACGAATAGGTCAACATTAACGAATTCGTCATCGATGAACTTTTGACCAGTGTTGAATCTCTCGCCACTATACTCGAATAGCTCTGCTCTCAGATCATATGTCTGTAGTGAGCCCATTTGATAGAAGATAGATTCATGCTCAACGTGCTGAATGTCGAATATCTTATTGTTTAGAGGTAGATATATAAGGTCTCCCTCAAGAGGTCTTACCGAAGCTTCTCTAGATCCTATTTCTAAATCATAAGTCTTTTGTGCGATAGTCATGGTAATCGAGTCACGGATCTGAAGTCCAAACTTGGATAAGAAGTCTCCTTCTCCCTCAAAGCCATCAACACTCTTAACATACATTTCTACCATATATGCGTTATCGAACGTTGATAAATCGTCTTCATTAAGAATATCGTCTTTGGCTACCAATGTTCTCGGTATATACCATACATCCATCCCATATATCTTGATAGACTCGATAACCAGATCCTCGACGAGGTTTTGCTCACCCGAGTTTTCAAAGTTTTCAAAATAATAATTTTTAGCCACTTTGTTATCCTATCATATCGACTGACGGTAGAGAATAGCTATTAGACATATCTTCTTCTAGTCGCTGTATCTCTTCTCGTGCATCATTTAAAATCTGTTCTCCATTAAACTGAACATTTCCAGGCAGTGTCATGCCGTTGAACTTAGTGAGATTTGATCCCCACTGATACTTGATTTTTGCTGTTGCGTAATTTTGTAGCCATCTATCTTTCCAGAGGTCCGAGTATACTGCAGGATCAAGTACCTGATATGCTTCAATGACTATGTACGTACCTATTGTTAGTGTCTGCCACTCCATATCTAAGTGAAGTTTATCCTGATGTCGATTATATCTCATAGGAGTTGCGCCAACAAGGAGCTCTTCTAATAGCTGCATATGTGACATTGACATCTGAAAGTGTACTAGATTAGAACTTAGCATATCATGAAGATTGTTTAGGACAAACTGGTACTTTGCATTGAACATACCCGTTCCTAGAGAAACGTTAGACTCTGGACTGAAGACATTAACTGCGCCGATGATGTTGTCAGGTACAGTGATATACTCAAGCTCATATGTGCCTTGATGACTAGCAGATATTTGTCTGCGATTGTTAGCTGCCGCACCATGTTTTGCTGAAAATGTTGGACTTGCTACATAGCTTGCTTGATTAAAAACACCAGCGATTGGCTTTTTGAAGAAAACTCTTTTGTTTGCTTCATCGATTGCCACAATAGTCGCAGTTGCAGTTGCTGTAGCGGCCGCAGTTGTATTGTCAGCATATTCAGAAATAATTTCACCTACTGCAAAGTCTGGGTTATCGCCCATCTCTAAAGCAGTAAACTGTACGTAGGAGTTAACCACTCTATGTTTAAGATACGTTTTTTCAACACCATCAAAATGATAGTCTTGATAGTACTGTAGTGATTCGTCGATTCGATCATCTACTTGATCGGCGTCAACATTAATCTCAATGACTGGCTTACCTAGCTTTCTAAGACACCATTCTTTGAATTCAGTTTTTGTAGTTGGCTGTGCCATGATTGTATTCCGTAGTTAGTTCTATGTCTTATAGTATTTATCTAATTAATTATGCTACTTATTACGACCAAGTGTAGATATCACTTCTTTTCCAAGTACTATTTTAGTGCTAAAAAGGTACTTAATGATAGAGCGTTATCAAGTTTTGCTCTTTCGTCTGCTGTTAGTATTGAAACAAGACCAGCGCCCGCATATATAATAACCGATACAGTACCTACTCCGATTACAGTATCCTCGTCTATGATATTAAAGGTAAATGTATCTTCACCAGTTACGTCAGTAGGTGGATTATATATAACACTGGCTTGGGCTATGTCGCCAGCCGACAGTGATATGTTATCAGCGGATGCGTCAGGTAGCCGTGTCGATCTTGCAGATACACTATGAAAAGTAATCAGTGCGTCATTACCATCCGAATCAGTAGCGCCAGATATAAGGGTTGAAGTTGGGATCACTATAAGCTTATTACTTTCGCCATTTGTTATAGAGTGAGTTTGAGCTACAGGTGCGGCACTAACAATATTTAAGGTTACTGTGCCTATACCTGTTTTACCCAATGGGTCAGAAACGGTGTATGTAAACGTATCCTCTCCAACTTGTCCAGTGGTCGGCGCATACACAATATGTGTTGTGGTTTTAGATACCGAACCCTTGCTACCTTGAGTAAATGCGCTAATTCTAATAGTATCGCCATCTGGGTCTGAATCGTTACTTAACAGTGTAGAAATAAGTATTGATTTTGATACGTTTTTATTTACATTAGTAATTGTATCATTTACAGCTACTGGGAGCCTGTTAGTATCTGTAAATCCTAACGCTCCAATTTGTGCATCCGCAGCCTGATAAATTGCATTTATGGCAACTAGACCTTTGTTAGCGTCATCGGTTGCGGCGTATGTTAGGTGT